TCCCTAACAACTTTCACGAGCATTCAGAGAATGTTATTGATACCTGCCAACGTGGATTAGGTAGATTATGGAGAAGCTACCAGATAGTGATTGATAAACTTAAAAGCCTTGATGAGATATGAAAGAGGATTTAATAAAGTACGTTGAGCAATTGGAGATTGAGCGACAAGCAAACACGGATGTTTATTCAGAAGAAACACTAAACAGATTAGATAATTTAATTAAAGATTACCACAAACTAATATTGTCATTATGAAAACACGGAACGTATTTAAGAAAGTAACAGAGGCATTTAACCAACACGTAAAGCCTACTACATTAGAAAACGAGTTTATTCCTAACAACGGAGTAAGACACGGAGACTTAAAAAAATATTGGGATAATTATAATGCACAGTTAATAAATAGAATTTCAGAAATAAAAAGAGAGTTATGAAAGCAAACGATAATGTTAGAATTTGGATAGAGGATTCAGTAGAACCTGAAGGTGGTTTTTGGAGTTATGGATTTATTGATGAGGTTGGGATGTTTCGACAAAATGATTTTGACTACACAGGAAAAGAAGATGAGTTAGACCTTGTTGAGCAATATATAAAATGGGGTTATAAAGTTGAGAAAATTAACTCTGAATTTAAAAAAGGAGACAAAGTAAAAGTTAGTGGGTGCTTTAGTGACTTTGCACATAAACACGATAACCAATGGTTTAAAGGAGAATTTGTAATTGAATGTTCAAGACCATCAGTTTATAAATATAGAGTTAGAGTAAACAATAAAATGTCGGATTGGAAAAACATAAAAAAAGATGAAACGATTTAAAATAACATACAAGGTAAAGCTAAAGAGATGGGAGGAACGTTACTTAATTGTAAGCGCATACAATCAGTCAGATGCTAAAGATAAATTCCAATTATGGAAAGGTTTAATAACAGATATAAACGAGATATGAAAACAGCAGTAGAATGGTTGGTAAATGAAATACAAGAACAATTAAAAATGTTCTTCCCTGATGCGACATTATATCAACCAACCATTGACAAAGCCAAAGAAATGGAGAAAGAGCAGATTATTGAAAGCTATTGTCAAGGTTGTTTTGATATTAGCAAAGATAAAAATATTTTTCCAAGAGAAACATCAGAACAATACTACAACGAAACCTTTAAATCAGAGTAAGATGCCAGATATAGCAATGTGCAAAAATGAAACTTGCAAACTAAAAAAAGATTGTTACCGGTATATGGCAGAACCATCTAAATATTGGCAAACATACGCAGACATAAAGCCTAACGAAAAAGGGAAATGTGATTACTTTATCAAATATATAAAACCAAAAAAATGAATTATAACATACAATCAATTACAGACACAAAGAAATCATTCCCTAAAAATACAAGATTCGTTTTTGAGGATTTTCTAATAGCTTGTCCATTTTCTCTGGAGTATCTTAGACAAGTATCACGCAAACGAGAAGTAATGCAATGGCGGCAGTTAGGTATGGTTTGGTTAGCAATAGAAAATATGCACCTGAGCAAAGCAGGAAGATTCTTTGACAAAGACCATAGCACAGTTATTCACGCTTTAAAAGTAGTTAGACAAGCCAATAACGGATTTGATTATGTGCTAAAAGAAAAGATTGACAAGATAATGAACTGCATAGACTTGAGTGTGCCTTATTCAAACGATTCAAGCGAGAACGAAAAGAATTCTTTAATTTATTTAGAACGATTAATTAAAAAAAAATTAGCTGCTGAAGGTATGCTATGTGTTTAAAAGTATTATATTTGTAAACAATTAAAAACAGATAACTATGAAAAAAGAAGAAGTGGTAGACGTTCTACCGAAAAGCGAAACTATCTACACTAAGCTATGGAAAGCAAAGCAAGAGATAGGTAAAGTTACTAAAGGAAGTAACAATCCTTTCTTTAAATCAAAATACGCTGATTTAAACGCTATTTTAGAAGCTACTGAACCAATCCTATTAAAACACGGTTTAATACTCTTACAACCCATCTTAGACGGCAAAGTATGCACTCAGATAATAGACATTGAAAACGGAGACAAGATAGAAAGCAGTTTAGTTCTTCCAATGATTACCGACCCACAGAAATTAATTGCTTCGATTACTTACTACCGGAGAGGAAGTTTACAAACGCTTTTAAGTTTACAGGCGGTGGATGACGATGGAAACACGGCACGAGAAGCAGTAAGTAAATTATTTCCTCAAGAGCGTTTTGAATCTGGACTTGCTAAAGTATCAAACGGAGAATTAACTACTGAACAATTTAAGAACGCTTTGAAAGGATATGAATTAACTGAGTTACAAACCAAAGCAATGTTACTTTTATAATTAGTAATCAATAAAAACAAATAAATATGTTTAACACAACAACAGCACCAATGGCGAAGAATAGTAACCAAGTGCAAGAAGGAAAAGAAGTAAACAAGGTTTACAAAACAAACAATTTGTCAATGTTCAAACAAATTGACGGAAACAGAATTCCAAATTTACAGCACATTAAGCGATTAGCTGATTCAATTCGTGTTTATGGAATGAAGTGTAACCCAATTTTAGTTAATGAACGAATGGAAGTAATAGATGGACAACATCGTTTAATGGCTGCTAAAGAAGCTGAATCATTTGTTTATTACATTATTGTAAATGGATATTCATTAAATGAAGTTCACACGTTAAATCTTAATCAAAAGAATTGGACTAAAAAAGATTTTATGGAGGGATACGCTAATATGGGAATTGAATCTTATATTAAATTACGTGAATTTTCAATAAAAAATGATGACTATGTTTTTTCAGATTGCATTGCATTATGTCAAAATACTGGAAGCGGCTCATCAAGAAGTTTAGCAATACAAATATCTTGCGGTGTAAAATTAGATGGTTCAGCACAAATATTTGAGCAGGGCACGTGGAGATGTGGAGATATTGATTTGGCTCAAGATATGGCTAACAAAATACGAATGATAAAATCTTATTATTTAGGTTATAATCGTACAAGTTTTGTTCAAACAATGATGGGGCTACTTCAAAAAGAAACATTTGATTTTAACGAGTTTATGCACAAATTAAGATTGCAACCAACAGCAATGGTAGATTGTGCTAATCGTGAGCAGTATAAAACTGTTATTGAAGATATTTACAATTACAAGAGTAGAAACAAAATTAGCCTTAGATACTGATGAAGATTAGATGTAGCGCAATAGGTAAGATAATGACTTCTCCCAGAACAAAGGGAGAGGTTCTATCTGAAACTGCAAAGACTTATATTCAAGATTACTTTAAAGAAAAGGAATTAGGAATAGCTAAAGAGTTTTGGAGTAGATATACAGACAAAGGTTTACAGATGGAAGATGAGGCAATAGAGTTTGCAGGTCAAGTCTTAGGGTGGGAGTTTGTAGTTAAAAACACGGAACGATATAATAACGAATGGCTCACAGGAGAACCCGATGTAATTACAAAAGACTTACTTGCTGATATAAAATGCTCTTGGGATGGTTCTACGTTTCCATTATTCGATACTGAGTTAAAGAATAAAGATTATTTTTGGCAACTGCAAGGTTATATGATGCTTACAGGATTAGATAAAGCTGAGTTAATTTACTGCTTAATGAACACTCCGCACCAAATAGTAGAAGATGAGGTTCGTAGAGCGCATTGGAAAGCAGGATTAATAGATGAGGATTTAGATTTGCGTGAAGCGGTACAGAGCCAACACACGTTTGACCATATTCCTAACAACCTACGAATTAAAAGATTCATCGTAGAAAGAGACGAACAAGCTATCGAACAGATTAAAGAGAAGGTAGAACTTTGTAGAAACTACTACGAACAATTAAAAAGTATAATTTAAAAACAAAGTAAAAATGAGTTACGACAACACGAACACGGCAGTTATATTTAAGAATAACAAGAAAGAAAACGAGAAGCATCCTGACTACCGCGGGACTATAAACGTAGACGGAAGAGAATTAGAAATTAGTCTATGGATTAAAGATGGGAAAGCAGGTAAGTTCTTTTCGGGTAAGATTCAAGAACCATTTAAAAAGATGGAAAATACTTCGGACAAGATTAGAAAAGAAAGTTCTGGGCTGCCATTCTAAAACAAAATACAAATAGTTTAGTTATATTTGTACAATAGTTCTCGTCCTACATTATAAGAACTTAAAAAAGTTATTGACCCTGTCAATGAAGGAGAAGTAGGACGCTCTGGATTTGGTGGGGTTTTTTATTTAAAGGTTACTCGTTATCCTAAAACGTTTATTAAATTATGGCAAATGTCAAATTATTATTTGGTGGTTCTGAACAATCAGAAACACAATCAATCTCAGTAGAATGCTTTTGTAATATGTATGGAGAAATAACCATTCGCATTGATAAAGGTCAAGATTTTCCAATTTCATTAATTTCTTTAGATAGAGAAACTGCTATTAAATTTTCTCGTGAATTGCGTAAACAAATCTCTTTAATTGATTGATATGAGCGGTTGGATTAAAATACACAGAAAGATTTTAGATTGGGAATGGTACAATGATTCAAATACTTTTAGGTTGTTTATGCATTTAATTTTAAAAGCAAATCATAAATCTAAAAAATATAGAGGAGTTAATATTGATGTAGGTTGTATAATGACAGGTCGGGAATTATTATCTAATGAAACTGGCTTATCAGTACAACAAGTAAGAACGTGTTTAGAGCGTTTGAAATCAACCAACGAAATAACCATCAAATCAACAAAGCAAGGTACTATAATTCAAGTACTTAACTACCAAAAGTATCAGGTATCAACCAACGATTTAACCGCAAATCAACCACAGAATAACCAGCAAGTAACCATTAACAAGAATGTAAAGAATGAAAAAGAAGTATTATTGGATGAATGGATTACGTATAGAAGGACAATTAAGAAGGTTTTAAGCGAAGCATCTATAAACAAACTTTTAAAAGAAATAGAATCCTATTCAATAGAAAAATGTAGGTTTGTTATTGATGCATCTATATCAAATGGATGGCAAGGTTTATTTTGGGATAAATATATAGAACCTAAACAACAAGCTAAATCTGAAGAGCAAATAAGATACGAACACGTTTTAAAACAAATGGAACTAAACAAATGATACTATCAACAGGACATAGCACAAAATACTTAAACGACTATAAGAGCGGTAAGATATCTCAAGGGTTAGGTATAGGGTGTGTATTAGATGACTACATTAGATTTAAACGTAAGCAACTAAACATAGTTTTAGGACACGATAATGTAGGTAAATCCTATTGGATGGAATGGTACTTTCTTGCATTGGCTACTAATCACGATTTAAAAACAGTTGTTTGGATGGGTGAGAACTCAAGCGGACAAGTAATGCGTGATTTAATACAAATGTATTCCGGCAAACATTTTAAGGATTTAACTTATGATGAGATACGCAAACACGAATCATTTATTGAATACTATTTTAAATTCTTAAGCAATGAAAAACTATATAAGCCAAAAGAAGTTTTAGATATAATTGGTTCTACAGATGCAGATATAGGATTTATTGACCCATTTACAGGATTAGATAGAGGTATGCAGCATTCAGATAATTATGAATTTTTAAATACTACGAGACAATTTTGTAATCAATCTGGAAAGACTTTGTATGTATCAACACATCCTAATTCAGAAAGTGGTAGAAGTGGTATGTTATACGGAGATGATTTTCCAGAATGGAAAGGACATTTAAAACCACCACTTAAAGCACATATAGAAGGCGGTAAACCTTTCTTAAATCGATGTGACGATATGTTAATCATTCACAGGTTAGTTAAACATCCTACAATGAAATATTCTACAATGATAGACATAGAAAAAATTAAAGATAGAGATACAGGTGGTCAATGTACTGAGTTGGGTATGCCTTTATTCTTTGATTTTTATAGTGGATTAGGATTTAAGATTGGTG